ACAAAAACATGATTCAAACAAATCTTTTGTGTGTTGAACCCGCAAGTGCTCGGTGCGTAACCGAGCCTGTGAAAGACTTCCAACCTTATGTTGGAGATTCCAAAGAATCTATGCCCCAAAAGGGGACCGGTTCTTCGGCCAAACTTATGCCCCTGCAACAGGGGACCGGTTTGGGAGAGATCTCTGACCTGAGCGTTGCTCCAGATCAAAAATCAGCTAAGAAGTCTTCACAATACCAGGTATTATTAGAATGCGCCAACTGTTTTATTAGCATTTATGAGATGTTTGGATTTGACCGCCGGGGTTATTCTCCGGTTGAGTCAGTCTGTACATGGGTACTGGTTGCTGACAGTATCGGTGGGGTAGATCCATGGGTAAAAGTCATTAAATGGCTGATATCTAACTTTTTTTATCATTGGTTAGATGACCCTGATCGTAAAATTCAAAACCCGCTTCATCCAAAGTTAGGCGCTGCAGTGCTTTTAAAAGGTGCTGCTCATCGATGGTTACGAAAATTTAGAATTCAGAAACCATCTCTCTTTCTCTCACTTATTCTTTCCATCAAGCGGTCTAAGGGTGGATTGCCACGGCCTTCCGCAAGGTTCCACGAAGAGAACCGGAAAATGACAAGGAGAATGCTCTTTGAAGAGCCGAGAAAAGATGTCCAGTTAAATGAGGTAATCTCTGAAAATTTTATTCAATATTGCCACCGAAATGTCGGTTGGCAAAGATGCCTCTATGATGAGAAACAAAAGGAATTTTTCCAAACGATCAGTGGTGAATCGATAAGATTTCAAATCCGACGCACTGTTCGCGAAGTACTAAAGAAATTTAAAATGGAAAAGGAGGATTTTAAACCTTATTTTCCAAGTACCTCTTCTTGTTTTTCAAATGGTCGCTCAAAAGGTGGCCAATTTAATAGAATAGCGGAACACGTTGAAATCAAGGGCTTACAGCCCCACCATGAATTAAAAGATGGTGAACTATCCGTGGACCTAAATTCTTTTCTGGACAAGTGGGACAACTTTTATGGAGATCTCAAACAACATACTTTTGAAGAATTTTATTCTGACGAACCCACAAGGGATTGTGGTATGTTTGTTGATCTGGTAGAACTCAGTGAACCGCTCAAAACGCGCGTTATTTCAAAAGGTCCATCATTGATCTATTACCTTCTAAAACCCTTCCAGAAGAAATTGTGGAAATCTCTAAGGAGACTGAAACAGTTCCGACTGATAGGGGAGCCAATTATGGCATTCGAAGAAAAGATCTTGGATGATACTTTTAAAAAAGCCCTTAAGGCTAATGAGTTCTATGTCTCTGGAGATTATAGCGATGCGACCAATCGATTAAAGAGCTTTTGCTCTGAGGTTGCTGCTGATGAAATTTTTAATATTCTCTCCGAGAACTGCCCTGAAACGGATTTTTCTTTTATCCGTGTTTTATTTGATAAAAGTTTAACTGGGCATAAGTGTCCTAAGGAAATTGGAAAGAGATCTGATGATTTCACAAAGAGAATGAAGTCATTCGATGAGCAAAAGAATGGACAATTGATGGGATCAATAGTAAGTTTCCCAATCCTCTGTTTAGTTAATGCTGCCATTTGCCGTTGGGCAATTGAGATTGGCAATGGAGGACGTCCTACAGAAATTTATCAAACACCACTTTTGATTAATGGTGATGATTGCCTATTCGTTACCAATGAATTAGGGCATGAATTCTGGAAAGCTGTAGGAGATGCTTCTGGTTTGGAACCTACCCCTGGAAAATACTTAGTATCTAAGTATTTCTTAGAAATAAATTCAACACTCTTCAAAATAAAAGATCCTTTTCAAAAGGAAACATTACTTGATGAGGGTGAGATTCGGGTAAGGTGGATGTCTCGTTTTGAACGAGTACGGCATGTTAATTTTGGCCTTTATTGTATGGCCGAGAAGAGCATAGTTAGTCGCGATGTCGATCCAGAAGAAAAATGTGGAAACCAAGACCTGATCATAAAGGTTTTGAAAGGTCCCGATTGTGCTAGGGAACATCTATTGTTCCTACCAGACGAGATTAAAGATAAAGTCCTAGAATTACAGTTCCATAAATGGAGAAGATTATTGGACTTGTTTCAAGAGAAGGTTGGCCTTACAGGCTTCAATTTTTTCCTTCCCTGGAATCTCGGTGGATGGGGCTTCCCAGATTGGAATGGCAAGAATTTTTGTTCAATTCCTAAAGAAGAACTAGCCCGCGCACGTATCATCGAACACGAAGAAGATTTATATCGAAAATTTTCGCAAAAGCCTGTTTCAACCCTTTTTAGGGTGTGGAATTGGGTCCAAGAGACCTATTTTAAGGAATGTAAACTAGTTCCTGCTTTTGCATCTTCATACGATGATGTTTTGTCCTCGCTACTTGTAAGTAGTTTGCAGCCTGAATACGAAGATCAAATTTATTGTTCGAATGATTCTGATTTGATCATTCAAAGTCTTCGTCAACGCCTTCGAGTTAAAAAGAAAATCAAATTAAGTCCCGATTATTCTCTGCCTTATTGGAGGGAGATTGAGGATTGGCGTCCATGCACTGTTAAAGAAGAATTAGTGCCCCTGGTTAGGCTCGTGAACCCTGAGGATCCCCTTTTATAAAATGGGAGGAAACATCGTCTTTTAATGACTGACTACTTTTTGTAGTAAAAATTAAGGTCATATGTTCAGAAAAGACTTGTCTCCTATTGAAGTAAAACATTCCTCGGGGGGTTAGATTGGTAGCCGCTGAAGACCAAGCCCACGGGCTTGGGGTGACGTTTGATGTGTATACGACAACTCGGAAGACCACTGTAAAGGTGGCCCCTACGGGTAACGTGTCAATGTGACATCGTATATTCGAAAGTTAAAGTAGATTTATAATCTTGTTAACTTTATGCCTCTTAACCGATGGCAGTCATTCGAACCCCGGCTTAGAAAAGTTTGGTAACTTCCGG